CAACCTTTGCCGCAATCGGTGGAATGATCCGCAAGATCACTCAGGCCTAGTCGAGAGCGGAGCATCCGCTCATGGCTGTCTACAGCGTCACCAACAAATACCTGATCGACGACTTCGCCGTCCTTCAACTCCTCACCCCAACGGAGTTGGAGGTCGGCCAGTCAATCACGGTCGCAGCAGTAGACGCAACATTTAACGGCACCTACACCGTCCGCGCTCTTCCGCAATATTTATTTGAAGGCGTAGACACCGAAGGCGATCTTCTTTACAACGTCAACATTCCAATCGCTAACCAAGTCCTATACGCCAAAACCGCGTCCGACGTAGACCGCACGGCAGCAACAGGAACCGTGACATCAACCCCGACCTGCTCTTGGATCACGGCGACAGACATTGAAGACTGGTTAGGAATCGGAACCGCTACAGCAGCAGACGCCGCATTCCTTACCATTTGCGCGGCCAGCACAAATCAATTCTGTTGGCGTCGACGTATGGAAGCCGGCTATGTCGACTCCCTTACGACTGTCCCTTCGCAAGATGTCAAACTTGGAACTATTATGTACGGCGGAGCGTTGTACCGTCAGCGCGGATCCATGGATTCCTTCGCATCATTCCAGTCGATGGGAACCGCTCCCGTTATGGGACTGAACGGAATGATCCGTCAATTGCTAGGCATTGACCGTCCGCAGGTGGCCTAGTGCCAGTCCCGACCTACACCGACTTATTCAATGAGGGCTACGACGACCTAGTCGCCAAACTCCAGACCGTCCCTTCTCTACAAGTTGTAAACGATCCGCGCAACATCGTCCCTCCGTGCGTGTTCGTCAACATTGACTCAATTGACGGCTACAACTACAACATCGCCAAACTCACCTTTACACTCCAGATCGTGACCCTAGGCCCCGGCAACCTAGACGCCCAAAAGTCCCTTCTCAACATGCTCGCTCAGGTCTACGCGCTTAACATTGGCATCATCTCTGGCCGCCCCACAAACGTCGACATCGGCGGATCCGTCCTGCCGGCATACGAACTCACCGTCGCAACCGAAGTCCAAACGGCGTAATCCACACCTAGCGCCCAAATCTATGTCAAACTAAATCCACAACTCAAGGAGCAATCATGGCAACCTCAACAATCCTCTCGAATCCAACCGTCACATTGGGAAGCACGGCACTCACCGGGTGGTGTACATCTGCCACATTGACTCGCACCGTAACGGCTCTAAATGACACAGTTTTCGGCGATACAGCAAACACGTTTACGGCTGGCCTTGAAGACAACGAATGCACATTAACTCTTTTTCTTTCATACGCAGCCAGCGCCACTTACGCAACACTCGCACCATTAGTCGGCACAAAAACAACCGTCATCGTCAAACCAACTTCGGCAGTCGACTCGGCAACAAACCCCGGCTTCACGTTGACAAATTGCTACCTCGAATCGTTGCCAGTCATTTCGGCTTCACTCGGCGAATTGCAATCAATCGATATAACGCTGATGGGCGGCGTGTACTCAGCCGATACAACCAACCCATAATCACGGCCGTCCTCGGCCCGACACAAGGAGAACCATGAAAATCAAACTCAGCCTCACGCGCGGAGAAGTCAAAGAACAACTATCCACAAACCTCTTCGTCATTGCCGAATGGGAACGCCTAGAGAATCGTCGAGTGTCAGACGGCCGCGGAATCGGTGCATCCGATCTAGCGTGTTGGGTACACACGTTGCTGGTCATTAAAGGCGAGAAACTTCCAACGACTTGGCGCGAATGGTTGAAGGATAATCCAGACGTTGAGATCGCAGCGGAGGACGCAACCGATCCAAACCCTACGGACGCGGCTACCGCCGGCAACTAGCCGAACTGGTAGTCGCGACGGGATGGGCTCCGACGTTCTATGCGGATTCATTTGACGCGCGCGACCTTCAAACAATCATTAGAGTCCTTAATGACCAAAGCAAAAAAGGACGCAAATGAGAGACTCAGCCGGCGGCATTGAAGCACGGATAGAAGTGTTCGGCCTTGGTCAAGCGCTCAAGGATCTAAACAAGATCGACAAAGTCCTTCGCCGCGACATCACCAAAGACTACAAGCGCGTTACCGCTGGACTCGTTTCGGACATCCAATCCGCAATCCCACTCAACTATCCCCTCTCAGGCTGGCAGCGCCAATGGAATCTACGCGGCCAATACCAAGTCTTTCCGTGGCCGACCGATCATTCCGTCAAGGCATACATCAACACCAAAGCGCCGAAAGAAGTCTTCGGTGGCAAAGTCAACCTTTCGACGTTTGCAGTTAAATGGCTCGGAGCCGCAGCCGCGTTTTTTGACTTTTCCAAAAGTAATCAAATGGGAGCCGCACTAACAGCCAAGTACGGAGCACCGTCGCGAGTAGTGTGGAAACAGTACGAAGCAAACAAAAGCGAACTTGAGACAGAGATGGAGCGGATCGTTGCCCGCGTCGGCGATGCCTTAAGTCGCGATCTAAGCGCAAGGTAAATCATGGCCGTCATCCTCCCAATCATCAGCGAATACGATCCCAAGGGTGCCAAGAAAGCGATCGCCCAATTTAAGCAACTAGAAACCTTTGGCGAAAAAGCAAACTTTGCAATCAAAAAAGCAGCACTCCCAGCGGCCGCCGCCGTTGCCGGCTTAGGCGTAGCCCTTGTAGGAGCAACTCAAGCAGCCATGGAAGACGCAGCCGAGCAAGCGAACCTAGCGCTCGTCATGCAGAACGTCACGGGAGCAACCGACGCGCAAGTCGCTTCACAAGAAAAGGTCATTGCCGCGATGTCAAGGGCGTCCGGCACGGCAGATTCCGAACTCCGTCCAGCCTTCCAAGCGCTTCTCGTAGGCACTAAAGACATTACGACAGCCAACAAAGCCCTAGCGCTCGCTCAGGACATCGCACAAGGCTCTGGTAAGGATCTAGCGACCGTCTCCGATGCTCTTGCCAAAGCATACGGAGGCAACTTTAAAGCCCTCGGCCAACTCTCCCCAGAGATCAAAGCAATGATCAAAGACGGCGCAAGTCTCGACGACGTGATGAATGTCCTTGGCGGAACCTTCGGAGGAGCCACGGCCGCAGCCGCCGAAACCGCCGCAGGCCGCATGAAGATCCTTAAAAACTCGCTAGACGAAACAAAAGAATCAGTCGGCGCCGCCTTACTCCCAGCCTTTGAAGCCGTCCTCCCAGTCGTTCAAAAGTTTGCAGACTGGGCGCAAGCAAACCCAGGAGTCTTCTTGGCCATTGCCGGCACGATCGGCGCTATCGCCGTCTCAATCATGGCCGTCAACTTTGCAATGGCGCTCAACCCGTTCTCCGCTATTGCAGCCGGCATCGCCGTTATGGTTGTCGCGCTTGTGGCCGCTTACAAGAAGTTTGAATGGTTTCGCGATGGCATCAATGGAGTGATTAACTTCATTATTGGCGCATTTGAGAACATGGCAAACATGTGGATTAAAGCAATCAATGTGCTTATCAAGGCATACAACGCGATCCCGTTTGTCGACAACGTAGGGACATTAAATGAGATATCCCTCGGTCGTATCGGTCAGGCGCAAGAAGCGGCTACCGGTGGGATCGGTGGAATCCGCATGATGGCCACGGGAGGCATCGTGACGGCGCCAACTTTAGCAATTGTGGGAGAGAAGGGGCCAGAAGCCGTCATTCCGTTAGATCGCATGCGGAACCAAGGCGGACAAAACATCACCGTCAACATCACAGGCGGCATCTCAACATCGGCAGACATCGGCCGCGCCGTGGTAAACGCGATTAAAGCAATGAACCGTGTAGACGGCCCAGCACAAATCCAAGTTGCGTAATGGCTGCCACAATTGTTCAATCGGGATCCTACGATCTCCTCATCGACACAGGCTTCATAGTCGACGGCTTCACACTTGACGACACAACAAAGGGCGTACTCAATAACACCGAATACGTGCTCAACGGAACGACACAATACGCATCGGTTATCGACGGCTCAACAAACATAAACGTCTTCCGTGGACGCCGCGACACAGGCGACCAATTCACCGCCGGCTCAATGACTTTCAACTTACTCGACGGTTACGCGGGCGGGGTATTCAATCCGTTCAATCAGGACTCGCCATTTTTCGACAGTTCTAACGGTCAACCTGGACTAGCCCCAATGCGAAACGTCATCCTTACCCGCGAAGGAGAAGAACTCTTCAACGGATTCATTATTGACTACACCTACGACTTCAACCTTGGAGGATTAGACGAAGTCAACGTCGCATGCTCAGATCGTTTCTACACACTCAGTCAGACATACATGAGCGAATACAACGTCTCAGAAGAACTAGCCAACGTGCGAATTGAAGCCGTTCTAGACCTCCCAGAAGTCAACGCATTCCAACTACCCGGCGAACGCAACCTAGAAGTTTCTAGCGTCACACTCGGCGGAGCGGCCGCCTACACCGTGCCCAACGGAACGTCCGTTGCCGCATACATGGCCAAGATAAACGAAAGTGTGCAGGGTCGAATTTTTGTGGCACGTGACGGGACGTTTACCTTTCAAGATCGGATCGGAACGACACTCTCCGCATCTGTAGCCGACTTTCACGATGACGGAACAGCAATCCCCTACGACCAAGTAGGAATCTCATTTGAAGCAAACCAAGTCGTAAACCGCGCATCCGTAACCCATGCCGGCGGAGCCCCAGAAGTAGCCGAAGACCTAGCATCTCAAGCGACCTACTTTATTCAAACAACATCGATCTCCGACGCGCTAGTTCACAACGACGCAGCAGCCCTAGCGCTTGCCGAGTACCTACTGGTCGCGGAACCCGAGCCACGCTACACAAGCGTCTCCACGCCGTTCTCCACGCTTACAGACGCCCAACGCGACACGGTGGCCGTTATCGAGATCGGCGACACGGTCAGCATCGAGAAGTCGTTTAATACTGGCAACACGACGACATCATTGGCGCAAGAACTAGCCATCGAAGGCATCCAGCATCAGATCACCCTCAGCGACGGCCACCGCATCACGCTATTTACCAGCCCGACGACGCTTGTCTTTGAATTGGTGCTTGACGACCTAATTTACGGAATCACCGACGCAGACAACGTGCTCGGGTAATATAGCGATATGGCTACACCTACCACACTTCCAGCCAGTTTCGTTGCAGGCAACGTCCTTGAGGCATCACAACTCAACGCATTGCGCGGCGCGTTTCGTGTGCTGCAAGTTGTAAGCACCACAAAAACAGACACATACACAGACAGCAGCGCGTCCGGCACACTCACCAGCGTCACAGGTCTATCGGTTGCAATCACCCCACAATCTGCCACATCAAAAATACTTGTATATGCAACTTTTAACTACGGCGCCAATGGTGGCAACCGCGCAATTTTTGCTTTTACAGGCGGCAACACAGCCACGGCCTACATTGGCGATGCGGCAGGCAGCAGAAGGCGCGTAGCAACAGGCGCGCAATCCATAGACGCAAACGACGTCGTACCAGTAACCATGCTTTATCTTGACAGCCCCGCAACAACTAGCGCCATCACTTACGCTGTACAAGCCGCTGATATTGCTGGCGGAACTCTTTACATAAACAGATCGAGCACAGACACAAACGGCACAAACTTTGCGCGATATGCGTCAACTATTGTTGCTTGCGAAATTAGCGCCTAAAGGTTGCTATGCGATGGCGTTATCTTTTGGGCTGCGCCATCCTTGTAGCAGTAGTGGCTTGGGGCTGTAGTGGATGCAGCAGCACACGAGTCAACATTGAGCCGAACAGGTGCTTTACTAGGACGGCTTGCGATGTCGCCAGAGGATAAACACGCACGTCTTATCCTGATCGTTGGCGTAACTATGTCAATTAGTTTTGCGGCCATTGTGCTCGGCTTTGTTTACGGCCTACTATTCGTCAACCAGCCACTTGAGCAAGCACCCAATGACGCAGCCTTCATAGACCTACTCTCGACCGTTGTCGTATTTTTAACCGGTTCGTTAGGCGGCCTACTTGCATCTAACGGAATGAAAAAAACCAAACAGACAGGAGCAACAGATGAAACCCAGCGATAAAGCAATGATCTCTACCTACATCAATAGCGCCATTGCAGCAGCAGTCGCCTTGTACATGTCAGGCAACACCGACCCAAACGATCTACTTGGTGCAGCCATCGCAGCAGTAGCACCACTATTCATCGGCTACGTCAACCCAAAGAACAAGGCTTATGGCATCGGCAAAAACCCCGAAGCCTAAAGCCCAACCGCTGCCAATCGTCGGCGCACGGCCGTACACGGGCAACACGGACGGCGCTGCACCTAAGCGACGTGCCGGCATGGACGCCTTTATCAAAGAAGTCATTTGGCTTGCGCAAGGCGCTCTCTGGGATAACGGCTCGTACGGCGTTCGCAACATGCGCGGCAAAGAAACACTCTCAGTACACGCCACGGGCCGAGCCGTCGATCTCTCCTATCGCCCAAGTGCCAGCAAAAAACTTGCAAACCGTAAAGACGCGCTAGAAGCAATCGAGAAACTTATTGCCAACGCCAACGATCTCGGAATAGAAATAATTATCGATTACTTTCCCCAGCCGTTCGGTCGCGCGTGGAAATGCGATCGTCAAGCGTGGAGCAAATACAGCAAACCGACAGTCACGGGCGCACCCGGCGGAGACTGGTTCCACATCGAGATCACACCACAAGCGGCAGACTCCCCAATCTTCGTCAAAGCCGCATTCTTAAAGGCATTCGGGGAAATCCACCCTTACTAGGCAAGTGTTGGCTAAAGTCGGAATACCGACGAAAGGCCATTCTATGACCGATCCACAAATCTTCGACTATCTGGTACTCAAGACAATTCTTGACAACGGCCAAGAAGTACTTGTGCAGATCTTTATGAACGGCGGATCCGAGGCGCAATACCTAGCCGGCCGTATGTCCTTCAGGACAGCCACGGGCGACTCATGGAGCCCACCCTACGAATT